GGCTGAAGCGGCAGGGTTTCGATGTGCACTTGATCCTGGCATTGGCACAGAAAAAGTATCGACAAGCACGTCCTCTTCCACGAGTAGACGCCTTGCCGCGGTCCTTGCTCTGTTTGCCATTTGAGTTTGGTCGGGATCTTTGAGCATCCAGGCCATCTCCCACAGGAGGTCCCAGATTTTGCTCGCCATGTGCACTAGGGCGATCCTCTGGGGATCCACCCCTTCCGGTGTCACTGCCACGTGGGCCAGCTCCGCTAGAACCTCGACCACGGCCAGAGCTAGTTCCTGCACTGGAAGTGTCGGGTAGATCTTGAGGTGGGCCAAGATCAACGGGACTGTCCTCTTGAGGTACGTGACAGCATCTAATGCCGTTGACAATGATTCGTCCATCGCACGTCGGTGGGCAAAGATGTTGTCCGTGACCATATGGACCAAGGCTAAGGAGCTCTCGAATGTTGGCTGCTGCATAGATTTCTGACTTGAACTTAAGCAAATCGAACCCCACAGCGGCGAGCCTCTCCTCAGTCCAACCGGCAAAGTAGTCAAACGAGCCGATGTTGTTTGGAAACTGAGACTCCTTGGGGTACTGGGCCCACCACGTTCCGAGGTTGCCCAACTTTCTGCGCAGACGAAGGCTTTCCTCCTCAATGACTCTGTCGGACAGGCGCTCAGAAAACTCGTTGGCGGCGCCCGTGAGTTCCAGCACTCTACGGGCCCACTCTCCGAGGACTGGAGTGTTGGCGTCTGTCAGGACGAGGTTGAGGGCCCGGACGATGGCGATGTCGATGGCCGTGTTCTCCGGTGAACGGGACATATGTGGGTTCTTGGTTGTAATGTGGAGTTTGACTAGTTGACGGACAACGTCACAAGTGCTGTCCGCCGCGCCGTGCCACACGGCTTCGGTGTAGTGTCTCGCAAGGAACTCGACACCGGGTGTCCCGTGAAGATGCTCTTTCACCTTCATCGCCATCCCCATCCTCCTGCCGGCTTCCATGATCTCGTTCTGGACGTTGAGGCAAGAGAGCCCATCGTCTCCGCCGTAGATGCCAAGCATCATCCAGCAGAGGTCCAAGAGCTCGTCACCATCCAGGTAAGTCACGTTCCTCAGGTTGAGGTAAAGCGCGTAGAAGGATATGAACATGTTGAGGAGCGAGTTGAAGATGGAGGTGCCAGGTTGGCCACTCAGCATCGACATGAGGGTCTCGTAGTCCACGTTGTGCCGCGTGACGCCCCGACGCTTCAGAAGCGACCTCATCAAGACAATGAAGCGGTCAGCATCTTCGACGTCAAAGAAAGCACGGGCGCAAACCTCCATGAGATCCCAACATTTTCCGTTCCACCTGCCGTCCATGCGGCTGGCGTCGGATCCGCACACCCCGTCGTTTTCCAAGGGCGTGTTGAGGAGATGTGTCGAGACGGACTGGCAGCAAAGCCTTGCAACGGAGTCAGCGATTTGGGCCGGAGTGGCGGAAAAGGCATAGACGCGGTACTTGCGGTTGCCCCAGACGCCGGGAATCCCACAGTCACTGTAGTTGGCCAAGTGTTTAGCCATGGCCATAGTGTACCGCGAGAACTCCAACTTGGTAGGCCCATCGATTGGAGAGATGTTGCGAGGATCTTTTGGTTCCGAGTAGCTCTCCGCCTTTTGAAACGAAGACACGAGAAGGCTATCGGGGATGTGGTCCGCTGCCTGTTGGAGAATGCGGACTTGGGACGGTCTGGTTTGGTTGTCCCACACTGCCTGCTCGGACAGCGGGGCACCACGCACTGGGAAAACTCTCTTCGCGAATGACTCGAAGAGGCCCTGTTCCAAGACGGTGGCAGGGCCAGGCTCTGATCGAATGTCTATCACACGTCCCTTGATGCACTGCAGGTCGTTCGACTTGCATTTCAGAGGAGCGAAGGCGAGACCTTGGACAAGAGGCTGCATGAACGCATGGACGCACGGCTTAGCATCTTCGGATGGGCCGAAGGTGCCATACTCGTAGTGCTGCACCGGCGCCGTTTCAGGACCGGTGACCATGGTTCTCAGCTCAATGGCTTCGGGCTGCGCCCGGGCAAAAGTCACAAGAGCGTTGGCAGACGTGTCGTCAGTCATGTCCAGACGATACGTGTCAGCAAGATATCGCTGCATGGATGTGAGGTGTGCCTTGGGGTGCCGCTTGGCCATGTCAAGGATCGCAGAGTCATACTCTTCTGGGACGGTGAAGGAGTTGTACTTAAGAGGCTGGCCGGTAGTAACCAGGTTGTGGTGTTTTCTCTCATCGCCGCGGCGCCCATCAACTGGAAGGGCGCAGTTCACCCGGAACCTGACAAAGGGGACGTCATTGACAAGTTTGATCGGGTTAAAGTGGTGCAAGGCGTTGACTAACGGTGACACTCCGTAGCTCGTGACAACAGCTACAGGAACGAGGAGGATGGCCGAACGGTGAGCAGCCACCCTTTTCCGCTCCACCAGATAGACCGTGCTGGCAGCGTCAGGGCATGCGTCCCAACCAGGGACATTGCGCACGCCCACCTCAGACCAGAGGTCCGACCAGGCATCGGCGTCCTTCATAGGCTTCATGAAATCGAAGAAAGAAGGCCACCAGTCGGTCGGCGAAGATACAACCAGATGATCCGTTCCCCAATCCCACAGGTAATGCCTGTACTCCGCACCACCGGACACGGTCCACTTT